CCAATCAAAGAAAACAGAAATGATCATACAAAAGTTATTAAATATGAAGATGGTAGTAAACAATATAGAACTGTTGAAGAAACATATATTGATAAAAATTATGTAGATAGAAATGGCGATGGTTATAGTTTTGCTAAAGTTAGATTACGTTCTTTAAGAAAACCTGTGATTGGTGATAAATTCTCTTCTCGGCATGGTCAGAAAGGAACTGTTGGGAACATCATACCAGAAGAAGATATGCCTTTTACAAAAGATGGAACAAGACCAGATATAATTATTAATCCACATGCTATTCCATCCCGTATGACAATTGGACAATTAAAAGAAACATTATTAGGAAAAGTTTTAGTTGAATTAGGATTATTTGGAGATGGTACCAGTTTTGGTAATATAGATATTAATACATTATCGGAAAAATTATTAGAACTTGGTTATGAAGCACATGGTAATGAATTATTATATAATGGATTGAATGGCGAACAAATAGAATGTAATGTATTTATGGGTCCTGTATTTTACCAACGTCTAAAACATATGGTTAATGATAAACAACATAGTAGAGCAATTGGACCTATGGTTAATTTAACAAGACAACCTGCTGAAGGAAGATCTAGAGATGGAGGATTAAGATTTGGAGAAATGGAAAAGGATGCCATGGTATCTCATGGTGCTTCAAGATTTACTAGAGGAAGAATGTATGATGCGTCAGATAAATATTCAGTATTTGTATGTAAAAAGTGTGGTCTTATTGCTTCATATAATGATAAATTACATATTCATTGTTGTAGAACATGTGATAATCGTGTAGATTTCTCATATGTTGAAATTCCATATGCTTGTAAATTATTATTCCAGGAATTAACAACTATGAATGTGGTACCAAGAATTGTAACTGAACATTAAAAGTTATATTATTAATTATTTTATATAATATTATATTTTTTTATATAATATTATATTTTTTTTCTTTAACAATTATCAATCCAATCAGAAATTTTTTTGTAATCACTTGAATGTTCAGTTTCACATACTTTAATTTCAAAATTATATGAAGAAACATTGCCAATACCAATTACAGGACTATTCCAATTTGACCCATCAAATTTGTTACTCATAACATTAATATAATATTTATTTGGCATTATAACTATTGTTTGTATATAATTTATATTTATTATTAAATTTTTTAATTTTATAAATTTTGACATTATAATTATTATTCAAGTAAATTTTAAGTTGGTTATAAATATTATATTGGGCGAAATGAGAAAAGGTGTAAAATAATTGTTAGAAGATATTTTTTTAAATACTTGAATTATTTTTTTCATAATATTTTTTGTAATTACATTTGTAATGATTTGAGAATATATCATATGCAATACTAAATTTTCCATGCATAGATTCATAACTAGTCTTATCCAAAAAATCAACTATTGATTTATCTTGTTTTAATGTAGCATACATGGTATTATATGTAATTTTATCACCTAATATATTCATTAATGCTTCAAATGGATAAAATAAATAAAATGTATTTTTATCATGATATGTACTCAAATAACTTCTATATGCTTTTACAAATAATTTTGTTTTAAATTTTGATATTGGTAACGCATGAGTAATAATTGTTGATGTCATAGGACCAAATTTTACTCTGGCTACTGTAGTATGAGGTAATATATATTCATTTTCAACAATAATATTAACAAATTTATATAATTTATTTACTAATGAATTTTCACCGGCAATATATTCATAAATAATTTTATAATGAAAATCATTATCATTCATTTTTATAACTTTTGAATTTTTTATAGGATTAGGATTCTTTTTATTTCCAAATGTATGAACAAAACCAATATGACAAATATCCAGACTATTTATACTAACAAATTTAGCATAATGTTCAAAATCTTCTGATATATAAATAACACGTTGTTCTTTATCAAAAAACTCTGGTTCAATAAATATTTTTGATTCATTTATTTTATTTTTATTTTCGTCATTCATAGGAATTGTATTAAAATAAACAATATCACCTTTTTCAACTACTTTAAAACAATCAATATTATGGCTATTTGATTCCATGTGATTTATCTTTGGTATTTCAACTAACTCACCATTCGTTCCATTAAATTTATAACCATGATATGGGCATGTAATAATATTTTTACAGGTTTCACCTAGAAAAAAAGATGAACCTTGATGACTACAAGCATCGCGTATTCCATAATAGATGTTTTTATCTTTCCATACAACATAATTAGTATCTCTAATAACAACTTTTTTTGGACGAATTCCAAAGTCTTTTGAAAATCCAATAGGATACCATGTTAAAAAACCATGTTCATTTGGACCTTCTAATCTTGGAAAAATATCAAAATGAAAAAAATTTTTTTCATCAAATTTTAGATTGGAAACTGTTTGATTATTTTCAAAAGAAAAATCAGACTCTGTCATTGAATGTAATCTTAATGAATGTATTTTTTTTACTTTATTATTAATTTTATTATTAATTTTATTATTAATTTTATTATTATATAAATTAAAACATCTAATATTATTTAATCCTAAAAGCAAAAAAATTACGCCAATAACTAACATTATTATAATTTATATATATAATTTTTATATTGTTTCATATAAAATTAATAAATAATTAATAAATAATTAATAAAAAATTAATAAATTATTTATTAAATATTTAAGATAATTCAGGATTCGTAATAGAATTATAATCGGGTTCATTATTTACCCAATTCCCTTCTTGAGAATCAATTATGTCTCCATTTTCATTATATTCTGTAAGTTTACCCCAACCATTCATCATGGCATTTTCAATTTTGCCCTCATAAACTACATTATCTGGCCATGACATTTTACCATTACCATTCAGTTGACCATCTAACCATTCCCCTTCATAAATAGTTCCATCGTCAAAGCTTAAAATTCCATTACCATTTTTTTTATTATTTAACCACTCTCCTTCATATAGATCACCATTAGGATAGTAATATTTACCTTGACCATTTTTTTCACCATTTATCCAATCACCATCATAAATTGAACCATCATCATTTACTAATCTACCTTTTCCATGTTTTAAATCATTTTCCCAGAAACCATCATATTTTGCTCCATTATAATAAGTTAATTTTCCTTTTCCATGTTTTTTTCCATTTTCCCATAGACCTTTATAAATTGAACCATTATTATAAACCATTATTCCTTCTCCACTAGGAATTCCATCATGTACTTGTCCTGTATATGTTCCATATTGAAAATGAATTGTTTCATTATCATGCGTTCCTCCTAAAAATTTTTTTATTGTTCTTTTTTTCTTAGTTCTTTGTAATTTTTTTTTATTTAAATTTCTTCTTTTAGTTTTTTTAACCATTTATTTAATAATATATATCTATATTATTTTATAAAAAATATATTTAATCTATTAATGATGGATTCGCTATTGAATTACTGCTTGGTAGATTATTTTCATATAATCCTTCATATATTTTTACAATATTTCCATCTTGATCTTTTTGTACAAATTTACCAAATCCTTGTCTCATATCATTTTGAAATTCACCGTCAAAAATATCACCATTTACAAAATTCATTACACCTTTTCCTTCTTTAATTCCATTTTCCCAATCTCCTTCATATGTATTTCCATTTGGATATATCATTTTTCCTTTTCCTTTCAATTGTCCATTTACAAAATCTCCGTCATATATATGTCCACTTTGATATGTCATAATTCCTCTTCCATTTATAGTTCCATTGTTTATATCTCCTTCATATTTTTTACCATCTGAAAAAATCATGATACCTTCACCTGTCATTTGTCCATTTACCCAATCACCTTCATAAATATCACCATTTGAATATATCATTTTTCCATTTCCATTTATTTTTCCATTTAAAAAATTTCCTTCATAAATTCTACCATCGTTAAATTTCATTATTCCTTTGCCATTTGTTAGTCCATTTACAAAAGTTCCTTCAAAAATATTATTATTTTTAAATATCATTTTTCCATTGCCTGTTATTTCTCCATTTACCCAGTCACCATCATACTTAGAACCATCATCAAAATTTGCTGTTCCATAACCATTTGGTAAATTATTTTCATCAATATCGCCAATATATAACATATTCTTATATTTAATGACACCTTTATATTTATCAGAACCACCATAATTCTTAAAAATTTTTATTGTCTTGCCCTTATTGATATATTTTCTTTTTTTTAAAGATTTTTTTTTTAAAGAATTTCTTTTTGTAAAAGATTTTTGTTTCATTTATATTATTAAAATATTAAAATATAAAAATATAACTATTATATAGGTAATATATTAATTATACCAATTATTGGAATAAAAAAAATGTTTACAAAAGATTTATAATATATTTTTATTTATTTAATCTAATTATTTTATAATTTACTAGATATTTGATTTTTATATTTTTTCATAGCTTCATTAATTTTGTTCATTTCTTCATAAAGGTATTTATTATCATTACTCATAATATTTAATCCAATTTTTTCTTTAACTTCATTATAGTTATTAACCAGGTATTGTATAGTTTTTTTTATATCTTTTAACCTAAATTCAGTATGATTAGTAAACGCACGCCAAACATAAAAATTTTTATCTCGGCTTTCGTAATCTATATATGTATATTCATAATTTTCAAATATTTTTTTAAAAGTTAAGAAATCTGTTTCTATGTTTTCGTACAATTCGCTAATATAAAAACAGAAATTTTTTGTTCTAAAATTAGGTATAGAATTTGTTGATACATTAGTAGTATTATTCATTTTATCAATAATTATAATAATTTTTTAAAAAGTATTTTCAATTTTTTTTTGCGATTTTAAATGATTTTTTTTTTCGGATAATTAAGTATAAAATGTTGTTAAATTTAACATTATTATTTTTGTTATATATTAATAATTCTATAGGGTTCCAAATACTATCAAATAAAAATATTCATAATAATGCCTTAAGGAATAATTATAATAGTAAAATTAAAATAACAATGATAGGTGATAATGATTATATCAACGATTTAAATTTACTACAAAATTCAAAATATTATTTTACAAAAGAAAATTATAATGATATAATGGATGAACTTTTACACAATAAAATATCAAAAATTTATATTGACAATAAATTAAATCAAATAGTTACAGTAGATAATTTACCTAAAGATGATATAATTTATAATCATTATCATTTAGCAGATATTAATCCAATAGTTATTCCTAATCTAATTGAAAAATCAAATGACCATTTGGTTTCAACTTATTTTGTAAATTTTACACCACAAAGTATAGTAAATATACAAAATTTAGCTGGAGAATTTTTAACTCTAGTTTCTTATGCTTTACCTATTTACGCATTTTTATCCATTTTATCTATTCTATATAGATCAAATTCTAATAAGGGTTTCCCAACGTCTAATTGGAAACAAGGAAATAATGGTTTTAATTTTCCTAATTTAAAAAAAAAAGAACCAGAATTTGTTAAACCAAATGTAAGTATTAGTAGTTGGGCAGGGAGTCCTGAGGTTATTGAAGAATGTAAAGAAATTATTTCGTATATTGAAAACAAGGAAAAATACAAAGAAATTGGTGCTGAAATGCCTAGAGGAATATTACTTGAAGGCCCCCCTGGGACTGGTAAGACATTACTTGCGAAAGCGATCGCTTCAGAAACTAATTCAACTTTTATTTCAATATCCGGTTCCGAATTTGTTGAATTATTTGTTGGGATGGGAGCCTCAAGAGTGCGTGATTTATTTGAAAACGCTAGACAAAATAGGCCATGTATTATATTTATTGATGAAATTGATGCGGTCGGTAGACAACGTGGTGCTGGAATAAATATGGCAAACGATGAAAGAGAACAAACTTTAAATCAAATGTTATACGAAATGGATGGTTTTAATAATAATGAGGATATAGTAGTTATGGCAGCTACTAATAGAAAGGATGTTTTAGATAAGGCATTATTGAGACCAGGACGTTTTGATAGAATAATAAAAGTTCCTTTACCAGATAAAGAATCTAGACAACAAATTCTAGAAGTCTATTTGAATAAAAAAAAGACTGAAAACTCAATGGATATATCCGCAATAGCTGAATTAACCGATGGTTTTTCTGGGGCGGAATTAAAAAATTTAATAAATGAAGCTGCTATAATGTCTGCTAGAAATAATGAAACTATTATTAAAGAAAAATATATTTTTGATTCTTTTGAAAAATCATTAGTAGGATTAATAAAGAAAGAATCTAATTCTACAACTCTTTCTGTTAATAAATTGAGAGTTTCAATCCATGAAGCTGGACATGCTCTATTAGCTTTGAAATTTAAGGAATATTTTGATTTTCAAAAAGTTTCAATTCAATCTACTTATAATGGAGCCGGTGGATATACTATTTTTTCTGAAAAACCACAAATAAGAGAAGGTGGTTTATATACAAAGGATATGTTAAAAAAGAGATTAATTATAAGTATGGGTGGTAAGGCAGCTGAAAGTATTTATTATGGAAATGAACATGTTTCCATGGGAGCCATTCAAGATTTAAAAACAGCAAATAATTTAGCTAAACGGATGGTAGGTAATTTTGGAATGGGTAATAAATTAGAAGTATTTTATAATGAAGATATTAACGATGAATCAAATCCATTTTTAGGAAGAAGTTTGGCAATGGGTGATAAATATTCAGAATATACTAGATTTATAATGGATAAAGAAGCATTAGATTTAGTAAAAGAGGCATATATTGAAGCAAAAACAATTTTGAGTAATTATCATGATAAATTATTAGAAATGTCAGATATGTTACAGGAGAAAAAGATTCTTTATAATAAAGATATTACGGGCGTTTTTTTTAATTCGTTATAAAAAATGATTATAATTATAAATTTTTTACATCGTTATTATAACGAAGTAAAAAAATGATATTTGCGGATATTTCTAATTTTTCAAATGTTAATGATTATTTACCAATTTTAAATGGTTGTCTAAATGCGGATCTAATTATAATATTTTTAGTTTTCCATAAAATTTTTAATTCATTTTATTTGAAAAAATGGTATATAACATTTAAATTATCTGCTTTATCAGCTGATATTTTAATCTCAATCATTGGAATAATTATTACTAGATTTTTTTACAAATATATATTTATTCATTTTAATATTTGGAAATTTACTGGCCTAGCAGTAAGTATTCAAATAATTTATGATGTACTTTTCTATTTATTTGTTACATCAGTTCCAAGTGGCTATAATTTTATGATAGATTTCTTCAAATTATATGCTAAAAAAGTAGAGGCTGGCGCAATTTTTGGGGATAGTCTTATGATGATTATTGCGTGCTTATTAAGTTCTCATTTTGCTACATTAGGAAAAAATACAAATATTATTTATTTAATTATTTCTTTATATTTTTTACCTTATATGATTAATTATCAAAAAAATTAAATAATGATTTTTTAATGTATCATTTTTTTTATTTTAGAAACTATAAAAGTTGTTAATGCGAATAAAACACCTCCCCATAGAGTGTCCATTATTACAGTTATCCATGACCATTTTGTAAAAAGTGCTAAATTAGTTGTTTCGTAAACAGCATAAATTACTAAACCAAATAAGAACGCATCTTTTATACTACGATTTGATTTAATAATAAAATAATTAAGACCCGTTATTAAGAATATATAACAAATTATTGCTCCTAATAAATTTACTTTCAAAGGCGACCCTTGTACAAGTTGAACTTGTTTTTCAAAATATCCTTTCATAAAAGCTAAATAAATGTAATCTAGTAACACGAATATTATGGCGCTTATAAGAAAAGCAAAATCAAACATTATAAATTATAATGATAAAAAATATTTCTGTTATAAAGTTCAAAACATTTAAGAAATATAATTATTTTTTTATTATTGTATTATATAAATGACTAGTGTTGGAGTAGGTTTTTCACCATCAGCAACAGGAACTTCAGGATTTACAACAGGAGGTATAGGGTTTGGGAATTTAATTCCAGGTATTGGACGTCCTATATATGTAAAAAATAACTCTAACAATCGTATAGAAATAGGGGGTGGTATAAAAGGTCGTATGCCCCAACCAATTGTTGATCATGATAATACAGATCAATTTGCTAGAACAAGATTTACATTAAGAGATGCTTGGAATACAACAAGTTATTCTGGAAGTTCATATAAAAATAAAATTATTTCTTCTTTTAGAGCAGTTAATAACGCAGGTGATTTATTATGTAGACAAAATTATTCAGTAGGTGGATCTTGTCAAACACCGCAAAGTAGACCAGGCCAACATGGTTTAAGACAACGTTTTGGGGCTAGTAATAATGTTGCTCCATCTGTTGTTTGGTCATCACTTCAAATAAACCCATCGGTACCTCCATCTACATGTAATGTAAAATATGTATATGATTGTTCAGATTTTACTCGTTATTCAAAGAATAAAGCTATTAATCAAAATTATAATGATTTATCATTTGGTGGTAATCAAAATAGTGGTTCTCAAGTTGCTTGGCGTGCTTCAAGAAGATATTAAATAATTGATAAAAATATTATATATATAATTTTTATAATATTTATAATATTTATAATTATAAGCTTGTTAGTTTATATAATAAAGATAATTAGAATAACTGTTATAATAAAAATAATTTTATAAATAAATATATCTTTATATAGTATATTAATGACAACTGCTACCCCATATGGAATTACAACATCAATTGGTTCTCAAACTTTTGCTGGGTATGTGAATGCGCCAATAGCTGGACCATTAGATTCAAGTCAATATCCTAGCACTATTCCTTACCATAGTTATGGCATTTTAACAGGAAAAAGACCCAATCCTCCACAATTTTTTCCTGGACAAGAACCAATTTATTCTGAAATGGGCTCTAATGCTAGAGCACAGTATTTAAGAGCAACAGCATTAAGTCCTGCTCAAAAAGCACGGCAAGATGCTTTAGGGAAATTATCAACGCCTACAACTAAAGTTTCTTATTCATCCCAAAGACAATATGCTGTAAGTTCTCACATGAATTATATCCAACCTATACCATCCTCAATGCGAACAAGTATTATAAAAAGCACATCAATTGGTCAGTCAGCCTATAAAGTTGGGCTACCATTATCAGATCCAATAGGTTCTAAAAGTTATGATACTAGTTTTAGAAGAACAGCATTACAAAGAGCGCGTTCTGGAGGTTGTACAGCTCCTAAAAAGAAAGGATCAATATATAACTATAATTTAACACAACCAGGAATTTGCGCATGGGGAGCACTACCAAGACAAAATTATTAATAATAAAAAATAAGCAAAAATGAGAAAAATAATTATTCTTATTTATGTATAATATGGGAAAGTTTACAGGATATGAAAAAACTGGATTTAATACTACAGGTAATAATCAATCTTCTATTAGTAATTATAATTCAGGAAGAAGTTTATATGCTGTAGGTTTAGGTAGAACAAGAAACACAATTGGTTCTATTACTAGAAAATTTAATTATTGTAATTTGACTGCCCCTGATTTAAATTTTGCTTTCAGATGTACTTTTGATTATCCAACCATTAAGCCAGATGTTATTCCTAAAGATGATAATTATATTACAATTGTTTGTAAAAATGGAAATATAATAGGTTCATCTGATAGTGGTGAAAATTTTAACCCAAAACTAATAACACCTTTAAATTCAAGTTTATTTCAAGTTTCTATGTCTGATACAGGAAGATATCAATTGGTCTCATCTGATTATGATCCTGATTTCAATAATAGTTTATTCATTTCAAACGATTTTGGGGAAACATTTGTTCAAACTCATATTGATCCAACTCTAACTAATTTAGAATTTATTTCTATAACAGTATCAGGAACAGGAAGATATCAATTGGTGGCAGTTAATAGTATTGATTTTGGCCAATTTTGTTTATTTTCAAAAGATTTTGGCCAAACATTTGAACAGTCTACTACCTCTTTAGAACCTAATAGGATTAGAGGTGTTAGTATGAATAATCTTGGAACTGTACAAATTGTATTATGTATTAAAGAAGATAATTATACGTCTTTACTTTATATATCTACTGATTATGGTAAAAATTGGAATGAATTAAATAATTCTACAATTGGAAATAGGTCTAATCCTGTAAACTTATTTAGTATAAATTTATCAGATGATGGAAAATATATAACAGCTGGAGAGAGACGACCCTTGAACAGTGATCCTACTACTATATATTATGGAACTCTTGATAATAACTTAAATTTTAGTGGTTGGACACTTAGTAGTATTCCCGAATCTTCTACTAGAGCTATATTTAATGTTGTAAGTGATTTTTATGGCAGAAGACAAATTGCGATAGGAGGTTATTCATGGAGACAAAGATTATATAAATCCTATGTGTATATTTCGGATGATTATGGAAAAATATGGAATCCTGCTAATATTCCAGACAGTGACAAGTTATATTGGCTATCTTGTAGTATTTCAAAAGACGGTTTAAAATTGGTTGCGTTGGCTTGTGATAAGATTAAAAGATTAAGACCATATGATATTCCTGATGTAACGGGAAATTTTTATTATTATTATTCGTTTGATAATGGAAAAACTTGGAGTTTAAAACAGTTATCATCTAGTTTTCCTGGAGTTGGTATTTATATCAATTAAAAAAATCTACTTTTAATAAAAGTTTCAAAAAATTTATTTTTTATAAATAATATATATATATTATGTATAATTATAGTTATGCTAACTCTTATGGTAACCTTGGTACCTATGGAAGGAATAGTGTTTCAGTAGGTTTAGGTAGAATGAGGAGTTCACCTGGGTCAATTACAAGATCATTTAATTATTGTAATTTAGCATCTCGTAATTTGAATGTAGCTTTTGCTTGTACGTTTGGTTTGCCAAGAAATAGTGGTTCCAAAGAATCATTAACAATTGATTCTAATACTAAGACTGATAAAGTAAACCCAATGTCATTAGGAGGTTTACAGTATGATGATTGTCCAAATTTACCAAAAGATAGTCCATATCAAAGATGTAGTCCATGGCCTCATTTTGGAGGAACTGATAACACAAATTCAAGATATTCAACAATTATTGGTTCCCAAAGAGGAAATATTGAAAGTTTATTTAACACAGAAAATAATCATGTAACTATATCTTCTTCTTCGGTAGCAGCTGATGATACATTTTATAATTGTTTCAATATAATGGAATTAATTAATGATAACCTTATAGCAAACAAAGGTTACATTAAAGCATTTAATATTGAAGGGAAAGAAAAATGGAAATTTCCTTTAAATGATAATGATACGTTTATAAGATCCGCACCTACAATTGGTCCTAATAATATTATTTATTTTGGCACTGCTTTAGGTTATATTTATGCTTTAAATCCCGATGGAACATTAAATTGGAAAAAACAATATTTTGAAAATATTATAGAAAATAATAACCCCATTCCCTTATCAATATATGGATCTCTGGTAATTGGTAAGGATGGTAATATTTATTTTGGTGGATCCGCTAGTTATACAACTTCAAATATAAATTATGGTATTGCTGTTTTATTATCGGTAAATAAAAATGATGGGTCAATTAACTTTAAATATAGACCAGATTTTGAAAATATAGAATGTGTGCCCTATATTAGAAAAGATGTAGCAATTGATAAATATGATAATATTTATTTTTGTTATGAATATACAAAAACTCCTCCCAATAAAATTAAATCTTTTTTAATATCATTAACTAATAAAGGTAAACTTCATTTGAAATACCCTTTAGATGATACTTCAACAATGATTACATATCCAATTTTAAATAAAGATAATTCTTTAGTATTTATTACATCTTATTCATTTAATCCTTCAACATTAAATATAATCTATTTTATAACAGCTATTGAAACCTTGAATGGTAAGAAAAATGATTCTAATTCATTATTTTTACCAATTTCAACTAAAAGTGAAAATGTAGAAGTTCAAGAAGGAACATTATCAATAGATCCAAATGATTATTTATATTTATTAATTAGAAATGAAATATACAAATTTAAAAAAAAACAGATTTATGGACATTTTAATGCTAATTTATTGAATAACCAGGTGTCAGTTTCTAATTTAATATATCCATCAACTAATCCATTAATTGGAAGAGATGGGACAATATATTTTGTTGCTACACTACAAAATGAAAATGTTTATACAAATTATATTTCTATAAATTATAATTCATATATGATAGCGATAACATCAGATTGTAAATTAAAATGGGTAAAAAAATTTCCATCATCATATCCTAATGATGAATTAGAAAATATAGAAGTAGAAACAAGTCCAACTATATTAAGAGATGGTAGTATTTTAATTCAAACTACAAATTCAAATTCAAATACAAATACAAATACAAATTATAAAGATAAAATGAATTCAAGCTTTTACAAATTTAATTAAATAATTATATAATTATAAATAAATTACAATTTTTATAAGAATAATATATATAAATGAACAAGTATTTGGTAGAATTTTTAGGAACATTATTTTTAGTTTTTGTAATTTTTGCTACAGGTAATTATTTAGCAATTGGTGCCGCTTTAGCAATTGGTGTGTTATTAGGTGGGGCAATCAGTGGAGGCGCGTTCAATCCCGCTGTAGCAGTTGCTTTAATGTATGCTGGTAAAATTCCTCGTTCTGATTTAATTCCATATATTATATCTCAATTAGCAGGTGCTTTAGCAGGTTTTGAATTGTATAAAATGATTGTTAATAGTAAATAAACAGATTTTTTAATATAATATTATTTCTTATATAATATTATATGACAAAACATAGACAAACTAGAAAAAGAAATCAAAAAGGTGGTGCTTGGTATAATCCATTATCATGGGGACAAAATCAAGATCTAAATGCTCCCAAAAAATCTTGGAGTGAATGGTTTTCCGGTACTAGTAATAATGTTATTCAAGGTGCTGATAATGCGGTTGGTTCAGCAGCCAATTTTATTTCAACTGGAGCTCAAAATACTTTCAGTAGAGCTTCTAATTTGTTTTCTTCATCATCTAATCCTTCGTCAACAAGTTCTTCAATATCAACTTCTTCACAACCGATTGGTCAAACTGAATCCACAGATACTCAAATAACATCTTCACAATCTACTAATTCAACTCCTCCAGTTTCAGAGTTTTCTAATTCTAATACATCGGTTAATCCCTCAGTTGGTGGAAAAAGAAAAAGAAAAATAACTAGAAGAATGAAGGGTGGTTATAAAGAAAATTTAGCATATTATGCTGCTCCAGTACATGGTTTAAATGTAGCAGTTCCAACCTATTGGATATCCGCAAAAACAAATCCGCCATTAAGTGGAGGATCAAAGCGTCGCTTAAAAAAACGAATTTCACGTCATAAAAGTTCACGTCATAAAAGTTCACGTCATAAAAGTTCACGTCATAAAAGTTCACGTCATAAAAGTTCACGTCACAAAAAATAAAATGCTTAAATAATTTTATTACGATGAATGATAATAAAATAATTTTTTACATTTTTGGTAGCATCCCATTTTTAACCATAATTTTATATAAAATATATGTAGCTAATAATCCTAATGAAGCAAAATATAATTTACTTAGATTATCATGTTGAGATTTATTAACAGTTAAATTACTAAATGTTTCGCGACATTGATCATTAGTTATAGGGTTAGTTTTATCGGGAAAAATACAAGGGTCCATATTTTGAATATCAAATAAGGTTACAAAATGACTTTCAGTAGATTTATTATTATGAATATCAATAGTTTCCATTGTAATTTCTTGACAATCTGGTTTTGAACCAGCTAAAAAAGCTTGAAACATTTCCATAGGATTAAAAGCATTTAAATTACTTATAGTTCCTGGAATTAAACCTTTGAAATCTGTAAAATTAACACCTAATCCATTAGATATAAATGGAATATTACCTGCTGGAACATTATTAATATAAACATATCTATCTACATCTTGTCCAGTTGTTTTATCAGTACATTTTCCTCCAGTCTGGAGGAAAAACTTATTACCTAAAGGTTGTCCAGTGGTAGAAGCATTTCCAGATCCTGATACTAACAATTCTACATAATTTTTTAACCCATCAATATCTTTACCTAATGCTTGTAAACTACCATCTTCTGTCATTCCCATTTCAGCTGGAGTTCTAATATATTTATAATAAGGATAATCAGGTCCAATATATTTTTCTTCAGCGGCTTTTGCGTTTGTTAATACTTCTTGAAATAAATTAGACATTTTATATTTATATTATATTTATATTATATATTTACTTTATTTTTTTAACAAAGTAATACATTTTTTTAAGAATCTGTTCCTGTTATTGTTGGAGGAGTAGAGCCAGCTATTTGTTGTGCGAAATCAGCTTGTTGTTGAACTAAACCATCAATTTGTGTCTGCATAGAATTAATATTTTGTTGAATATTATCAACTGTCTCTTTTAAATTATCTAGTTTATCAACCCTTCCTTTTAAAACTTCAATATTTCCAGCATTCTGTTGTGATAATATTAAAGCATTATTAGGATCATTTACATTATAAGGTTTATATTCTTGATCTGAAGAATCAGGATTATCTAAACCCTCAATTATTTTTGTAAAATTTTGATAGCTAAAATATGCTAAAAATAATTGATATAAACATAATATTGAAAAAAATAATATTAACAAATAAATCAAAAACATATTATAATATATATTAGTTTTATTTTCTTTTCCTATTTATATAATGTCTACAGCATTTTTTCCAACAAATATGAGACAACAATCTGCTAGTGGTTATAGTAACAAAAGTACACTAGAAAATATACCATATGTACCCTGGAAAGGAAGAGGTATTTTTAGTAATCCGGTTGGTATTACAGCAACACATATTAGACCTTTAACAAATAAAGATCCAGGTAATATTTTTCCAACTGGTTTTGGTAAAGCTAGGCCTCTTAAGCAATATAGAAAAGGTACAGTTATTCCAATTCTTTTTAAAGATATACCATTTGACCCTAAAAATATGGGAGAATATGTAGAATCAAAATTAATAGCATATAATACTAATAGAGCCGTTAAATCGTCATTAAGTACATCATTGGGTGGTGGAAATGGAGGTTCAGGTTTAATTTCTCAATTGATTGATATGCCTGGTTCATTTATTGTAAAAGATAATGGAAAAACAATTGCTAATGGTGTTTCTGAATTAAATCAATTAAATAGTATTGGAAATAATTTAGAAGAAACATTAGCTATTGATTCAGTAGTTGGAGGAGCAAATATAGATACAGATTGTACAACATGTAATGGTGTTGGAATTGTATCTGATTGGATGCCTATAAATAATTTAACAGAAAAGCCTCAACTAGATGTAACAAATCCATTATTATGTTGTAATCAACAAAGAAAAGCATTACAAAGAGTATTGCCAACTAACACCAATATAAAAAAAAATTATTATCAAACAACTTACATGTATTTATATAATCGTTGTCAAACATTTCAACAAAGACAATTTAATTTTATTGTAGGTCCAATTGATAAAGAAATTATTAAATTATTTCGTACTTATCCATTTGTTACAGCAAAGATAATTGAATATACAAAACCAGGTGATCCTCTTTCAATTGCTAATTATTATGTAGCTCAATGTAATCCTAATTTTACTGTTGAAAAAAGCGTTGAAATAGGATTTATTAGTTATTTATCAAAATCATTATTAGATGCCAATTTTATAACTAAGGAAGAATATGATACATTAATAAATAGTTCTCTTTCAAATGTTCAAGAATTTGTTAAATCATTACAAAGTATCTTGAATGAAGACCAATATAAATTAATTATTGCGTATTTATATGAATTAGCCGCCAATCCATATAACGGGTCTCCTTTATCAGGTCCATCTAATCCAAGAGGTTGTGCTCAAGTGATCTATAAACCAAACAATCCACAATTCGCTAAACAAGGTGGTGTTTCTAGTAGTACTAGAATATTGAAATTAAATGTAGATACTATTTCTACTGCTGTTGCTAGACGACGCTCATTATTGGGATATAATCCAAATAATGCTATTTCATCAGCATATGCTAGCTCACAAGATAATTCTTTAATCTATAAAGATAAGGTTCCATCTTGTCAAGCACAAACTTATATTGGCAATCCATTTTTCTTCTCAGGTCAACATCAAAATAAATTAATATGTAGAAATAATACAAATGGTTCCGAATATCATACTTATAATACAGTGAATAATGGTTCTGCTGGAAATTATATTGGAGCTACTCAATCTAGTGGTGCCGGATACGCAAATAAAGCAAGTGTTGGAAATACACATTATTTTGATAACATAGCATTTTTCGGAAATAATATTAGAAGGACTTTGTCAGCTTAAAAGCTATTATATAAATCAATAAAATATTTATTTATTGAATTATCATTATTTCATATCATTATTCTATTTTTATTTCATCATCACTGTCTTTCTTTTTTGTTGTTAAAAAAATATTTATTTGTTCAATAAATTTATTATGCGGTAATTGATTTTTTTCACACCATAGTATACATTTTTGAATATGATTTCGTTTAAGTAAATCTAATTTATCTTCTCTATTTTTATTTTTAAACATATTAATAATTTGATCATAAGCTTCTAGTTGTTGTTGTCCAATTACTGCGTTTGATTCTTCCAATTTATTTAAAAAATAATATGGAATATCATTGTTTATAATTGAATGTATATTTGAGTTATCTTTTGTTAATAATAATATATTTATTATTTTATCTTCAATCTGATTTAATATATTTGTTTCTTCCAAATAATTTGAATTAAATGATTTACATATAATGTATCTTTCTCCTTTTGTAATATTACTTATCGTAGGTTTTACTATAAATACTTTTTCATATAATGCTGAAAATATAAATAATATATCTGTTATAGGTTTATAAAAAATATTATCTATTTTTATAATAGTAGTTCCTTGACTAGACTGATATTTTATTATTATTGAAAATATTAATATCATATTTTTTATATACTTTTTTATATCAATATAATCATTTGAATTGAATTCAAAAATGAATAAATCAAATTTATTGTCTAATTTATTTAAAATAAATTTATTAAATAATGATTCATAATCAAAATCTTCACAAAAAATATTATCATCATTTTCTTCCCTTAACATATTTAATAAATAAATAGTAGAATTATTATTTCTGGTTAAATGTCCTATATTCATTTTATATTTTATTCCTATAATTTCATTAATATTAAATAGATTAAATATCTCCATTAATTCAAAAAATATATTAGATTCTGGTTTCACTTTGCTAACTGATAATTGTGTTCCTGGGACATTAGTATGTATAAATTCATAAGGGTTAACAATTTCATTTATATATTGAATTATACTGTATTCTTTGTTATCTATTTTAATTAATTGTTTATAAATATCATTTAAATAAAAAATAAGACTATGTGAAATATATGGTTCTATTATTTTATTTTTAAATCGTAAATCT